TCAGTGCTTCGGCCCGTCGAACTGCGCGAGCCAGTCGTACTGGTTCACCGCGACGAGCTCGAGCGCCACTGTCCTCCGCGCTACGAGCCGTCGCACAGCAGTGGGCGCGAGCGGCTGTCCCACCCGCTGCTGTGCCACCGCGTTCTGTAACTCCGCGAAGAGCCCGTCGATGTAGGCGTCCACGCCCATCCACGCCACGTCGGTGAACGCCTCACGGTAGTCATCCGCTTCGTCGGGCGTGATGCCGAAGTGTGCGGCCGCGCGGTCCCAGGTATCTTTCGTCATGGCTGACAGTCCCTTCTGATCATTTCTTGGGGTTGTGGGCCGTCATCGCGCACCGTCCGGTGTGTCAATGCACCCCGCCACCACTCCGAAACGGGTCCCGCAACAGCCACCGATTCCTTTGCTCGATGGTGACTCGGCTGGCAGGTTGATCGCTCCGTTCAATCCAAGCGGGACGCTTCAACTCTCGGAGAGATATTCCCGCGATTCGCATCGCCCACTCCATCGGCGAGCCCCACGGTGGCACACCCGAGTCCAATGGATTCTCTGGGTATTCAAATCGTTTCAGACCCTCGGGTTGTTTATATGAACAGACGACGATCATCGATCACGCCCTCCCGCGCGCAGTTTGCCTCATGCGAAGCCATTGGATCGAAGTTCCAGGCGACTGTCGAAACGCCTGAAGCGCCCGCTGCGCGACCTGCACGTCCGTCTGCGCGTATGCAGGGTACGTGACGATGCTGATGTCTCGGACGGTCATGTCCGAGATCAGGCGCACCGCGGTCCCGTTCCGCCGCTCGAACCTGTCGCCGCCCTGTGGGACGCTGAACGTAAACGACATGCCGGACACGTCGCGCCGCTTGACGAGCATCAGGATGTCGTTGCCGAGCGTCGTGTCGGGGACGTCGATGTCCGCGCGCAGCCCAGCGTCGTCCTTCACGAGCCGGAGCGTCCCCGCAGACACGCGCCCGATGACGCGCGTGGGGTCCTCGCTGTGATCGACCAGCGCGCGGACGTCCACGTGTTCGCGCAGCGTGCGGTCGACCGCCGTCGGCTCGATGAGCTCTCGGAAGCCGCCCAGGTCCGCCGACAGCGACCCGAACACGATGGGATACCCGACGATGCGCCGGCCCTCCGCGTTGATGGCTGCGACCGCGCGTGTCTCCCACTCACTGCCGTGCATCGGGGTCCTCCGTCGTCGGCTGCGCGTCCACCGGGACCAGCGCCGCATTGATGCGATACGTGTCGCCGTCCGGGATCGGGTTCAGCCCGAGCATGCGCCGGGCGTCGTTCTGCGAGTAGTACCCGCTCTGGATGCCCGACGCGAGCGCGGCATGTTGCGCCGCGACGTCGCTCCGAATGAGCGCGTTCCGGTCGAACTGTGCCGTGAACGTGCCGTATTGCCGGTTGGTGAGCAGGTCCCGCCGGATGCTGTCTTCCCACGCCTGATAGATGGGGTCGAGCGTGCTGGTCACGTATTCCACCGCCGACGCGGACATGTTGCTGTAGGTGGCTTTCGATAGGTCGCTCACCTTGAACAGTGGAACTCTGAACGTGCCGCAAATCGCCTGCGTGATCGCGTGCTGCGCCTCGATCATTTGCGCTTCATCGTTCGGGATCGCGATCGGCTTGAACTCGAGCCCGCCTTCGAGCAGCAGGACCTTGTGACTGTTCTCCGGTCGCCCGTAGATGCTGGTCCAGTTCTGCCGCAGCGCGTCCGCCTGCCCCTGTGAGATCGCCCCAGCGATCTGCAGCACGCCTGTCGGTCGTCCGCCGTTTGCGAAGAACTTGCTTTGATACGTCTGCAGCGCCAAGGCGAGCCCGATCAGGTCCCGACAGCGCGTGATGGGCGTCTCCATCGTTAGCTCGAAGATTGGCGGCTGCGACGCCTCGAAGGTCCAGGTGATCGTCTGCCCGCCGGCCGTGTAGTGCCACCGCTTGCGCCGCTGCGCGTCCCGATCGACCCGCATGTGGCAACTGTCCAGCGGCCACAGCGCCACGATGCGCCCGTCGCGCCGGACGATCTCCGCATACGCGCGGCCGTGCTGCAGCAACTGCCATTGCAGCGCGTGCTTCACCTGAAACGCGGTCTGTTCCGGATTGGGCAGCGAACCCAGGATCTCGTATAGGTCGTGCTCGGTCGCATCGACCAGTGTGTCCGGCGACGTTATGCGTCGGAACTTGATCGGAGTCCTCGCGATGTCCTGCGAGATCACCTGCAGGCAGCTGAACACCGCCGGCACTTCGAGCGCCTTCTCTGGTGTGACGATGATGCCCGCTGCGCTCGGCCCGCTGCCGAACAGCGCGTGAAAGTCCGCCGCGCTCTGCGACGTAGTCCAGGTCGGCACCGACCGCCGGAACCACTTGAACCAGTCCATGTCGAACTCCTCGAAGAGTGGGGGCGTGCAGGTCACATGTGCCGAACACGGCGTAACCTGCTTGCGGCACCGCCCCCCGTGCCGATTCCCACGTGTGACGTCATTGCCCGAAGCGCCGGGCGGCACGCGGGGATGTCGATCTAGCTCAGGACGATGAACGCTTCCGGGTGCGCCAGCTGCACGTCGGCCCGCAGGTACGCGCGGACCCAGACCTGCAGGTTCTCGAAGGCGTCCCCCGCCGTGCGCGACACCTCGAGCCGGAACGACGTCCGCAGCCCGATCAGGAGCTGCGCGAAGTCCCCGACGATGACGTCCGTCGAGACCTGGTTACTCCGCAGTTGCAAAATGTTCTCGATCGCCTGTGGAGCCCGCAGCGGCTGCCCGTCGTTCACGTCCTTGAACTTGGCAACCGTCGTCGCGAACGTCGGGGACCAGATGACCGCGTTCGGCTCGTGGTTCTCTTCCCACAGCGCGCCCGCGGCATCGACGAGGAAGTCCCAGTCCGCCGGCGACCCGAGCGTGTCGGTCTGCACGTTGGCCTGCGTCTTGATGCCGCTTGGCTCCGGCGGTGTGCCGCTGCCAAGCAGTGCGACCCGATCCAGTTCCGCCGCGGCCGCGCGCGCCATCTCCGTCTCGATGATGTCCGCGACGTTGACGCTGTCTTCGGACAACTCGACAGACAACTTGATGAGCATCGGCAGCGTGCGCGCCGTGAACGTCACGCGCTCGAGCTCCAAGGTGCCTTCTGTGATGGGCAGGTTTTCCGCCTTCCACTCGAAGCCCGGGGCGGTTAGTGATCCCTCGATGCCCGGCTGTGCTAGTCGCGCAATGTGCAGGGTGTCCGATGTCATCGGCACGATGATCGCGCCCGCGCGCTGCGTCACCAGCGCATTTCGCATGCGATCGATCCAGCGTGTCGCGAGAATTTCCGGCACGGTGTAGCCGCCTGCACTGCCGGTGCCCTCTTCGAGCGCCCGTCGCTCGACCTCGGACAGCCCGTGCTTGCGGCCGGTCGCCAGCGCCCGGATGATGTTGCCGAGCCGCGCCGCCTCGATGCCCTTCTCGCCGTGGTGCGCGTAGCCGCCGCGCTGCTCGAGCCACGTCGCCATCGGCTGCGCGCGCGTGAGCACCGGGGACCCGTCGGTCCGTGTCTCCGTCGTCATCGTCTGAGTCTTCGGGACGAAGGCCGCTTGCGCCGTGCGCTGCTCGACGTGCCGCTGTAGTCCGAGAATGGCGTCTCGCTCACGGATCGCCGCGTCGTACGACCGCTGCTCGGATGCCAGGAGCGTGTCGCGGTTCGCCGCCGTCGCCGCGTCGAGCACCTGCTGTGCCTTCACGCTGCGCTGCTCGATCTGACTAGTGAACGCCGCCAGGACGTCGTCGCCATGTGCCGCGCGCGTCGCCGCGATCTGCGTCAGGATGTCGAGCCCGATCAGCCCCTTCGGGGCGTCTGCAATGAATTGTGTGAGCTCCATTGATGGTTCCTTCAACGTGTCCGACACGATCGCCCGGCTCGGTGAACCATCAGCGACCTGCACGGCGGCTCGGAGAGTCTCGCCGTCTTACCCGATCAGCGTGAGCCGCACTTCGGGCACCGGCTCCGGTGCCTCGAGCAGCTCGCCCAGCGCCAGCAGCGTCGCATCGACGCCGTCAATCTTGTGCACGCTCGTCGCCGCGTCCTTCACCGGTAACAACGACCCATCCCGACGTCGATCGACGTGGCAATTCGACGCCATCCACGTAAAGCAGCTGTTGCCGGGATGCCGAAACCGCCCGTGACGGACCCGCGCTTCCAACTCGGTCGCCGGGCCCGTGTAGTACTTCGCCGTCTTCCCTTGCAGCGTCACGGGGAAGCCGTCTTGCTGCAGCATCGACGCGAGGTACTGGCCGCCGAACTGCTCGATCGCCACGTGCTGCACTTGATACGCGGCGGCGAGCGCCCGGATGTACGCCTCGACCGCGCCCAGATCCGTCATCGTGCCGTCGGTCGGCTCGAGCACGCCGTCGGCGACCCACGTCGCATACTGCGGCACCTTGCGCGCGCGCTCGTCGATGACACCCTTCGGCAGAAAGAACTTCGGGAACGCGTACAGCACGTCATCACGCATGAACGCCGCGACGACCGCGGTGAGGTCATCCTTCTCCGCGGCATCGACGCCGACGCAGCAGGGGATGCCGGCGAAGTCTTCAATGTGCAGCGTCGGGTCCGCGCAGCGCGCCCAGGCTGACATCGACAGCCAGGCCGCCGATGACGACAGCCACTCGCTGCAGACCTTCGTGCGGAATTCTCCTTCGAGCCCGGGCGTCTGCTCGGCGTCCGCGCAGTACCGCCGAATCCAGTCGAGCGTCGGACTGATGCCCAACATCGGGCTCGCTTTGTGCCACGCCCGCTCGTCGCGCCAGTCGTCGCCGTCGTCGATCGCATAGATGGCGCCCAGGACGTGCTCGGCCGCGAAGACTTGCTCGAGCACCTTGGCGACCGTCTGCCGGAGCGCGTAGCCGACGCTGAGCAAGTCATAGCCGGCCGTCGTCGGGCAGAGCATGAGCGGGTTGCGCCGCGCGCCTTGCGCCGACTTCAGCACGTCGTGCAGCCCGAAGGGTTGCGCGTGGCTCTCGTCGAGCACGATGCAACTCGGGTTGAGCCCGTCGAGCGTGCTCGCTTTGGAATTCACCGGGCGCGCGTCGCCGTCCTTCGTGACGACGGCATTCGCGAACGCCTGCAGACCCTGCTCCCGGAGCCACGCCGACGCCCGGATCATGCGCTGCATGATCGAGAACACGATGCGCGCCTGTGATCCGGTCGTCGCGCCGCAGATGCACTGTGCGCCCGGCTCGCCCTCTCGGAGCAAGTGAAACAGCGCGACGCCGGCACAGAGGGTCGACTTCGCCGACTTGCGCGCCGTTTCGAGATACAGCGTCGTGAACCGCCGCCGCGACACGTCCGCCCGGTGACGCCACCCGAAGAGCGACCCGACGATGAACACCTGCCACGGTTGCAGCTGGATCGTCGGCCTATCCCAGGTGCCCTCGACGTGCGGCAGGCATTCGAGGAAGTAACACGCGGCGATCGCGTGCGCGTCGGACCAGATGTAGCTCCAGCCGTCCCGCCGGACGTCGCGCTCGTGACGCTCACACGCGAGCCGGACCCACTTCGACGCAATGATGCGCCCGCTGATGACGCCCGCGACGTAGTCCCGCAGCAGCCCGAGGTAGTCCCGCCGCCGCGGGAGCCGCACGGGGGCCGACGGGGACGGTTCGGGTAGCGTGCCCCGCCGTCGCTCCCGAGCGGCCCGCACCGTGCCCCGTCGCGCCTTCTCGGCGACGTCTAGGCGAGCCCGAGCCATCGATCCCCCTTCAATTGGACGGCGGAATTTCGACCTGCGGGGCGGTCTTGGTATGCCCCTTGCCCGTGACGATCGGACCCCTTCGACTTCGCGAAACAGCTGTCCTCCGTCGCCGTCTTCCGCGAGTGGCAGGATACACAGAGGCTTTGCAGGTTGTCCGGGTCGAGCCGCCGGGCGTCGTGCGGACCATCGAACGGGACAACGTGGTCGACGTGGCGCGCCGGCACCGTCTGCCCGTCCGCTTCGCAGTGTGCGCAGAGTGGGAACGCGGCCAGGTGCGCCGCCCGGAGCTTCTGCCACGCGGTGTCGTACCCGCGGGTCCACGCAGTCCCACGACGACGGTCGAGCCGTTGATGCCGTGTCTGGTGACACGTCGGGCAGCGACCGACGACGAGCCGGCGGCAGACAGGGCACCGATGCTGCAGAGCGTCAGGCATCAATAGGTCTCGTCCATGCGAGCGTTGGCACACGCGTCGTCGAACTTCGCGCGCGCGCCGTCGTCGAGAGTGCACTCGCAGAGATAGCCGAGCCACTCGCCCTCAAGTCGGACCACCAGCACAGCCTCCCGGAGCACGAACGGTCGCTCACATAGCAGGCAGGTGGCTCTGGCGGGGCACGGTAGCCACTCAGACCCGCAATAGGGGTTCGGTTCACATCTGATAACCATCTAACTCGGCCTCCCTGTCCCGAACGCGTCATAGTCGAACCCGAACCCATCACCAGAAATGTCAGTAACGGTAGATATCAACTTCTCTTCTTTATTTGTGTCTGTGGTTATGTGTGACTTTTCTGGTGATACTTCCGGGAGCCGAACCGCTTCCGGCTCGATGTGATCCGCCACGTGGTACGTCCAGATCGCCCGCTGCTTGCCCGGGTCGTCGAGCTCGTGGCAGGTCAGAACTCCAAGAATATGTAGGGCTTGCAGTTGCCGGTCGACGGTGCTCCAGGGCTTATCCAGCCGCTTCCGGACGTCGCCCGTCCTCGCCCCCGGATGCGCGGCCACGTCCTCAAGAATGGCCAGCCGGATCGGCGGCATCGAGTCCCGGGCGCATCGCAGCGCCAGACGCACCGCCTCCGGTTGTCGCATCCCGATCGCCACGCCGCCCCGGACCATCTGCACCAACTGCTTAGCGAACCGGGTGGGCATTTCGGGTGCGTGCGCGTCGATGACGTCGCCGCGATAGTCGTAGTCCACACCGGTCCGGCAGAGCGTGACGACGTCAGCCGCCGCCAGGATCTGATCGGTGTCGTCGGCCGTCAGGGTGACGCTCTTCCGCGGGTCGACGCGAGCCAGGATGGCGCCGACGGCCTCGGCCAAGTGCCGGCGCATCTCGTCTTCGGCCCCCGTGTTTCCCATCGCACGACGGCCCGCCGGCAGCCGGCCGCTCGTCGAGTCCATGCGCACCACGACGAAGCGATCGCCCATGCTGGCGATGACGTCGTGCGCGCGGTCCCAGGCCGTGGTCACGGCGCCGACGACCGCAATCCGCCCGGCCCAGGTGAGCGTGCGCCCGCCATCCGTGCCCAGGTTCCGTTCCCACTTCTGATCGTGGATCTCACGCAGGGCGGCCAAGAGCGCCGTCCGCGTGTCTCGGTGCATCGAGAGCACCGATGTCATGTCCTTGACGACCAACACGCCGCCGCTTGTGAGCTTGCGCAGCAGCCCGCCCGTCGCATCCTTCGACTTCTCCTTCTTCCCGACGCCCGAGAGCAGCGCCCCTTCACTCGCGATCGTGCTCGTGACGATGGCGCCGGCGCCGGCGAGCGCCTGCACCGTCTCCGTCTTCGCGTTACCGGACCCCGACAGCAGCAGCAGCCACAGCGGGTCCCCCGTGAGCCGTGCCGCCGCAGCCGTGGCCAGGACCGCGTTGAGCGCGTCCAGGTCGTAGTCGTCGCCCAGCCACCGCCGGAAGGCCCCGTGCACCTTGTCGAGCGTGTAGTAGGTCGGTGCCATCACGCCGCCCTCGTCGGGGACAGCAGGGCCTCCCGGAGCTCCGCGTTTTCGATCTCGAGTCGATCGATCCGGTCGGTGAGTTTCGCGCGTCGGTCGCTCTCCGCCTGCAGGTTCTTCAACAGCTGCGCGCTCACGGTTCTGTAGTCGGCCACCACGTCGAGTAGCGTGTCGATGAGCGCCAGGGCATCGGCCTCGCTCGTCGCCAGCGTCTCGATGACGCCGTCGCGGTGATCGGGACGGATGAGCAGGTCCCTCATGGATGAGCGGTTGCCTTCGCGTGACGTGCCGCCGTGAGTTGATGACCCTTTAGTGCTTCGTGCGTCGCGGGACTGTTCCGGTGTTCGATGCGCGCCTGCATATACGCCTCGATCTCTGACTCGAGCCAGGCGTTGCGGTTGCTCCCGATCTTGATCGGCCGGGGGAAGAGTCCTCGCTCGATCCAGCGCCACATTGTGGCTCGGTGGCAGCCGCCGATGCGGTCCAGGACCTGACGCTCGAGCAGGACGCGGGTTGGTGATGACGTGACCTGCGACATGATCAGAGAGTCACAGATCGTCGAGCGCGCGGGCAGGGCCTACTTAAGGATTGAGGGGGGCCTACTTAAGAACCACGAACCTTTGGGACACGAGATCTAACAATGTCTGGACCTGATCGATGGCGTTCTGGACGACGGAGCGACTATCGTTGTCGCGTTCGGCGGATAGCGCGTAGTCGCGTGCGAGCTCGTGAACACTGTCCGGCGGATCCTGGACCTTGTTCCTGTAGTACCACCGAACCGCACGTTCCAGATCCTTCCCGTCGTTCCGTGGTTTGCGGCCCTTTGGCGCCTCCGGCTGCATCTTGACCGGCAGCTTGAATTGCCTCGGCGGGTCGTTGGGATGCTCTTCGTTCCAGACACGGATGTTGAAGGCGTCGAGCAGGCAGCGCGGTACCCACGGAAACGAGAGCTTCAACTCGTCCGTGACGAACCGCTCGGTTGCCGCCAATTGCGCGGCAAACTGCTCACGTCCAAGCGCGCCCAACCACCCCTTAATCTGCTGCTTGTCGTCTCCTCGCGCCACCATGACATCAATGGTCCGATGCACGTCGGATCGCACCTGTGCTCGCATGTGGTACCACTGCTTGTAGAGTGCCTTGACGCGCTTGTCGATCACCAATTCGATGATGAAGGCGCCGCCAGCGGTCGTGACGCGCCAGGCGTCGCCGTGATTGGCAATACCATCGGGTGTGCTATGCGCCACGGTTCAGGCTCCCTTCGTGATCGGGATGACCTTCGAGTCTAGCTTCTGCTCGATGACGCCGATGATGACCCGCTCGAGGGTTTCGAGCGCAATCTGTTTCTCCCGATCGTACTGATAGCGGTTGTAGACGTGCGTGCTCTTCGGTCCACCTTCGACGTGGTTGAGGACCTTCGCGATATCCGTCTGTGAGATCCCCGCCTCCGCCATCTTCGTGCTGGCCGTGCGTCGCAGGTCGTGCCCCCGGAAGTCGAAGTGCTCGATACTGTCGTCCTCGGCCTGTAACTCCGCGAGCACGTGCGCTTGAATGCGCTGGCCTGCCTTTTTGTGGTCGCTACATGGCCGATTCCCGCTGGCGCCGGGGAAGACGTAGTCACAGTCCACGATGCGCGGTAAAGCGTCGACGAGCGCGCGCGCGGTCGGCGTTAGGTAGACTCGATGCGCCTTTTTGTTCTTCGTCGTATCGGCTCTCAGTGTCAGCCAGGAGCCCTCGATGTCGGTCCACATGATCTGACTCAACTCCCCGCCGCGCTGCGCGGTCAAGAGCCGGAGCTTCTGGAGTGCGGCCATTGCCGGCCGCTCCGCCTCGCACGCCGCCCAGACCAGCCGGATTTCGTCGTCGGTGAGGACGCGTTCCCGGCTCTGCTCCTGTCCTGGTTTCTCGATGAGCGCGGCGGGGTTCGCATCGAGCCAATCGTTGGCCACGCCGTAGTTGAGCATCTTCCGGATGACCGCGAGACACCGGTTCGCCGCGATGGGGGAGCCCCGATCCACGATGCGCTCGATGATGACCCGCACGTCCCGCCGGGCGATCTCTTTCACCTTCCGATGCTTCCACGTAGGGAGAATCTCGACATCGAGATAGCGTTGGTCATCCTCCCACGTGCGTTTCTTCACCTTCGCGTGCTTCGCGATGTACGACTTCGCCAAGTCTCCGACGGTGTCACCTGTTCGCGCCTTCGCAGCTTTGGCGTCCTTCTTGGTCTGCGCCGGGTCCTCTCCCTTCGCGACCTTCCCTCGCTCAGTGTCTGCCTTCGCGCGAGCTTGCTTCAGGTCGAGATCGTCGAGCTTCCCAAGGGAGACTCGGAGCGACCGTCCGGCACGGCCGCCAGGCGTGCGGTACCGCAGGCTCCAACTGAGGACCCCATCCGGTGTCATCCGGAGCGCCAGTCCGCGGCAGACGGTATCCGTGAACTCCTCGAGCGTTCCGGTCGGCTTCAGGCCATCGATGTACTTCTGCGTCAGGTGGACCGGTGGCAT